CAATTAATTGGGGTTTCTTTTTCTTTGTTTTCCACTTGCTTCGTATCTTTATTGTTCTCGTTGGAGTGTGTTTCTTCTTGTTTTTGCGATTTTGTTGATACCACAGATGTTGTGCTATTAGAAACTTGCCTGTCCCCTTTTTCGTTACAGTCATTTTTATTATCTCCAACTATTTCTGATAAATTATCTTTTTGTTCCATATTTTCGTTATTATCTAATTTATTCATCTTCTTCAACCTTTTCATCAGTTACTGGGGCAAACCCTTTCTCCCCAAATGGTTCAAATGCTATTTGAATACCATACTTATTAGCTAGTTCTTTTTCAGTTTGTATACTAGCAAAAACATCTTCAACGTCTCTACCATATCCAGCTTGTACGTCTTGCATAGATAAAAACCCATTGTTCATACCTATTTTTAATGCCTCTACTTCTTTTTTAGGATCAATCCATTGCCACCCTCTAGGTCGCCAAATTGGACTATTAAACTTATTATATTTGCCATTAGGTAAATTAGATAAATTTCCAGCTAAAAAAGCCATGTTTAACCACTTGGAGTAAACAATATTCATAAAACCCTCTATCATTCTATGTTGTTCACATTGATAATGACTTCTTTCTTCTAACGCTCCTTGTCTTAAACTAGAATAATTAACGCTTTCTAAATCATTAGCCAAAGTGTTGTAACTTATGTTTAAACTACTTGCGATTGAACGTATAATTGCTTTTGTAAAATCTTTAAATGCACTTGTAGGATGTTGAGGGTCAAATGTTTGAAAATCAGTTCCAGTAGGAAGTTGTTCAAATGTGCCTGGTTCTGCTGACATAATAGGATTGTTAGTATCTGTTTTATCTTCTCCAGTATAAGCAGTTCCGTCTCCTGACTTAAAGAAACCCATTTTACTTGCGCCAACTCTTGCTGCTACAAGTTCTGCTTCCATATAACCATCAAGCATTTTAAGTTGTTTTAAACATGAGGATAATGGAGGTACTCCTCTTGTTTGATTTGGTCTTTCTTGATGATAAAAGTGAATAATTTGTTCTGCTGGTACTATGTTGTATTTACTTTTGTCGTATGAAGCTGGACTATGAAAATTATCGTCAGGATGTACTTTTAAAATATAGTAATTAATTGGTTTGCCAAATTTATCTATTTCAACACCCATTCTAATAATATTTCCGTTTTGTAAATTTTCATTTAAGTCATGGTCTAACCTATCAGACTCAATAAATTCTATTGCATATTTAGATTTGTTGTTAAAATTATAAATTGTTCTTACTATTACTTCTCCATCTCTTGCGTAAATTTCAGCAAATAATTTTTGCACTTCATAAAAAGACATTTTGCCATCTGCGGTACAATTTCCTTTTTTGGCAAATTCTTTCCATCTATTTTCAATTAATGAGTTAGCAAAAGTGTCTAAAGCACCGTTAGGGTCTCTACTTCTAACTTGTAGGTGCATACCTCTTGGGCCAACAACATTATCAACATAAGCATTAATAAATCTTCTAGCATAAGCATTGTTTTTAGCTAAATCTCTTGCTCTATATCTTAAAACTTTAATGGTTTGTTTAATTTCGCTATCTGCCGTTTTGCCTGAAGTAACAAAATTACTTAACAGTCTGCTTGTACTACTACCAGCATAGAAATTGTATCTTTTGCCTCTTTTTCTTCTAAAAAAGTTAATTATTCGTTCACGAAATGTCATCAAATCTAACCTTTACTACTGAACCACTTCCTTCATTGTGGTCTATTCTAAATTCTTTTATTTCTTGTTGGTATTTTGCTTTATAAAAATTATACCATGTAATCAATTCTTCAGGAGTTAATTTGTTTAAACTTCTTCCAGCTATTGCATAACTTGATACATCGGAGTCAGCTTTACCCTCAATTAAACTTTCTAATTTGTCTACCATTATTTTAGCATGAGAACGAGTATCTCCAGTAGAGCCAAAATAGTTATCTTTGACAGTTATTTTTCCAGTTTCTAATATTCTTTCTTCACTATCACTTGATTGAGTTACTTTTAATACCCAAAAATAATCGCCAGTTGTAAATCCACCAGTTGCACTATTGTCTAAAGTAAATTTATAGTAATCATCTACTTCTGTTACTGTTGCAGTAAATGAAGTTCCGCCATTGCTTTCTAATCTTGCAGTCCAAGACATAGCATAACTACCAACTGCATAATCTGTTAAATCTTTTCTGTTCCAAACAACAGTTTCGCCTTTATAGATTGTTCTAGGTTCTTTTTCAGGTATATCTGTAAATATATTAGCCATTTAATTTAATTTTCCCATGATGATACGAAATTACCTCTTTTCTTTTGATTTCTCAACCTAGAGGGATTGACTTTCGTTCTTTTTTGATCTTGTAATTTTTTGTTTTTAGATAACATTTTTAAATCTGCGTTTAATACTGAAAGGGCTGCCAATGAGTACACTCTGCAATCAAGAGCTTCGTTTCTGCTTCTCATTAATATCCATTCACGCCTTTTAAATCCTCGTCTATATTTAGTAACAATTTTTTCTGCCGTAAGCTGTCTAAAATATTCCTCATCGTATGTCATGGGAAAATGACAATATCCAGCACCAGCATTCTGTATATTAAGTCTTGAATATATCAATTCTTTAGCCGTGTCTACACCAACTGGAAATAATGGACACCTCATAATGTTATTTTTAGATGGACGACCTATAATAGTCTTTCCCTCTCCAGCTTGTCCTTTAATTGCAAACACACGTCTAGCAAGTCTAGGTTTACAAAATTTATAGACTTGATTTGTATGGTGTCCACTATCTATGCAACAGGAAATAATACGCATATCTTCATAGGTTTTAGACAAATGTGTATCTAAATCATTCCATATATTAGGAGCAGATGGATCACCATATATTCTAATATAATCTAAACTCCAACTTTCTTCATCTAGTCCCCAACCTACAACTTCCATTTCAATTCTATCATCTTGAATATCAACACCAGCAGTAATGACTAATACTTCTTCAGGAACAGTAGTATATTCTTCTCGTCTCTTAAATAGACCTAAATCATCAATTCTTTCACCCTCATCTTCCCAACTTTCTCCTAAATAAGTGTTTATAAAAACCCTTAATGTTTCAGGCATTTTTTTAGCCGTTAAAAATTCTGTGGCCGCTTCTTGTAATGAAATCCATGGGCTATAAAGTCCACTCAAATGAAAACCAGCAATACCATTAAACTTATTTTGAGCTTTCCAATGTCCTTTTGATATGCTTCTTATTCTATCTGCATTGTCCATAGTTTTCTTACAATTTGGACACTCAATAACTGCGGTATCAGGTCTGTCTTTTTCCCACTTAACATTTTTCCATTCTAAAATATGAAATTCTTTACAATGTATGCAAGGAACATGAAATTTTCTCATATCACTATTTTCGTATGCTTTTTCTATTCTGCTAACTCCAGCAACAGTAGGAGTTGAAGTCATAACTAATTTACTATCCCAAAATGTTGCACTTCTACGTTTGGCAAGTAAAACAGGATCGCCCTCTGCACCAGCCGTACTTGGATACCTATCTACCTCATCACATAAAACAATTTTAATAGGTCTACTGGCTAAAGAAGCTGGAGAGTTTGCTCCGCAAGCGGTAATATGACCACCCTCAAATGTTTTGTGTAGTGTAGTGTTACCACTATCTCTGCTCTTTACATCTGCAACTTTATTTTTAATAATAGGGGTATCTCTAACCATTGTACTTAATCTATCTTGCGACCAAGAACGTGCCATTTCCAATGTCGGTTGAACCATAAGAATAGGAGCTGGTTCATAAGCAATATAGTAACCTATTGTATTTAATAAAGTTTCTGTTTTGCCAACTTGGGAACATGACATAACAACAACTTCATTTACAGATGGGTCTGCACAAACATCCATAATTTCTTTTTGAAAAATTGCTCTAGATGTCTCAAACTTTCCAGCTTCGCTACTACCCTCTGGCGATAGTACACGAAACCTGTCTGCCCAATCACTTACTGTTAGACTGGGAGGCGGTTTTAATAGGTTTAGACTTGACCTTATTACTTCTGACATTCCTTTTGTCGTTTTTGGTAAGGTCTGTTCCCGCAATTTCGTGGAGGGTGTCATAAATTTTATCCTTTAATATTAATTTAACTTCATTTACATTTTTATATGTTAAAACAACTGGCGCAACCTTATTGGGCATTGATAACAGTTTATTTTTTAACACGCTTAATAAATTAAGCCAATTTTTTTTAACCTCATCTTTTGTTATTAACTCTCCCTGTTGTTTTTGTTTTTCTATTTCTGCCAAATCAGCTTGTGCTTTTAATAATCTATTTCTATTAATAGCCAAGTCCTCCGCAGTATATTCGCCTCCAATTTTAGCTTTTAAATAATCTATGTAACCATGAACACAGGGTATCATGTCATATTCTCCCCTTTGGGCTTTGGGTATTACTTCATCTTTTGCTAATTGTTGTATTCTCCTTTCAGACAACTTTAATAATTGAGAAATAGCTGATAAACTTAATTTAGCCATTAACTTTCTCTAAATAGTTAATTAAATCTGCAATATTATTTTCTTCAACCACTTTTTGCCCTTTCATAATTTTTCTAAAGTCAGTTATTTTATGAAATTGCCCAAATTTACGAGAAATGTGTTTATCGTTAATTTGTTTCTTTAACATTAAAGAACCAATAAGATTTCTTTCTCTATGTGTAATAAATCTTACTGTCATGGAACCCATTTTCCAAATGAGTCTTTACAATAGCTCATAAAAACTACCTTGCCTTTGTATTTGTAAGACCCCCATGATTCGTTGTTGCTATCTTTGTAATTTTTATTCTCAACAAATTTAGCATGCTTATCAAATGCTTGTTCGCAAGTTATTTTTTTAGCCGCCATACCTACTGGTATTTTGACCACCTCATAACTTGATGAAGAAGTTATTAATCCTAAAAATAAAAATAAATAGTTCATTATCTTTTCCCTTGTCCGCGGTATTTCTTATACACACGCTTTTCATCTTTGTTTAAACGCTTTTTATGTCGCCCAATCTTGGGTTTTGATTTTTTAACATAGGTATTAACTCCCCACTTTTGTTTTTTTGCCATTGTGTAATTCGTCTTTCATTTTTTTAATTCTTTCTTCTAATTTGCTAGTATGCAACCAAGCAATTTGATTGTCATCCCTTAATCTATCAATTTCTTTTAATAAATCATTTTCTCGTTTTTTAACTCTGTCTTTTAAAGTAGATAAATAACATATTGAGTCTATTTGTTCTTCAATAACATCTTCTATCCATTCAGGTATACTTTTAGAGTTTTGAGCCATTGTTTTTTGAAACTTTTTCATTCCTTGTTGGTGTCTAATAAATATTCTATCAATAACATCGTTAGTAACTGGGTCAGATGTTTTAACTGTATATTTTTTCATCAATTCCATGTTTTGTTCAGTAAGTTGAGCATTATCTTTTTTTAAAGCCGCAACATATATACCATCGTTTTCTACTGTTACTTTAAAAGCTGTTTTTGGTTTTTGTATTTTCTTTCTACTCATATTTTTATCTTTTTGGTCGCCATCCTGTATTAAATGTTTTTTTAGAACCCCTTTTTGTCATTCCTGATTGGTCATGCAATCTTTCCACTTCTTCTTCTTCCATTCCTAATTTTTCTTGGATAACTTTATCAGGTACTTTGTTTTCATCTTTTAGTTTTTGAACAATATCTGCCATTAACATTACTCCATGAACACCTCTTGCCCTGTTGTGTCTAATTGTACTCATCATTTGATTTGAAATATCTTTTTCTTTTAATCTTACAACTGGAACCATTCCATCTGTCATTTGAGAGACTTGTTTATCTTTGCTACACAAACTCCATCTGTGAAAACCATCTACAATTTCATTATTTTCTCTAATAACAACTGGTTGTGTCCATCCATCTTCAATTAGTGAAATTTTTAATAGTTTTAACTCTATTGGTGCAACATGATTAGGATTGTAATCGTTTGCTTTTAATTCTGTTGTTTTTACCCACTCAACTTTACTTATTGGCATTTTGTCTTTGGACATCTGATAACTCCTTTGCATATAATTGTTTTCTTGACTCCCATTCTTCAACATAATCTGTAGAAAAATAAGCTGGTTGTTTTCTATCCTTTAAATCTCCCCTTACCGCTATTTTTAATAAAAACTCCCAACAAATGCCTGTAATTGGATGTGGTGTTTTTTTTAAAATAGGATCAGGTGTTTTTTCTTGGTGTAATTTAATCAATTCATTAATCCTGTATTGAATATGCTCTTGTTCTTTTGGAGGAAACTTTCTAATCCAATAAGACAAGTAGTCTTTCCATTCCATCCCATCAGGTTTTTCAGGATTTGATCTGTTAGAGTATAAAACAGTTAAAGCGTGTCTTGCGGCAGTATTGGCGCCCCTAACTCTTGTACTCATCTTATCCCAAATAT